TGCCCACTGCGACGCCGCCTCGATCGCCATGAGTTGCGGGAGCTTCTTCTTCGCCCGATGCCCGTGGGCAAAACCGAGCAAGTTCCGCCCGTGGCTCAGGTACTTTCGCCCGGTGTAGTGAGCGTCGATCGTGATCCGCTTGTCGCTGCGGTATCGCTCCAAGAGCAAGCGATGAAAGACCCACGAGAGCGTCTCGTCATGATTTCCGTTCACGAGCACGACATCTGTCGGCACGGTTGCGGCGGATCGCTCCACGATCCCGAGCAGCGTAGTCGTGCCTACGTCCAGCATCTTCTGGAGCCGCCCGTCGCGTTCGAGCAGCGTGCCGCTCGAAGTCTGGGCACGCTCGGCTGCGTCATAGTGGAAGAGATCACCCAGGAAGGCGATCGTGCGACGGGTGGGCTTGTGGGAATCTCCCACCGCCAGGAGCTCGTGCCCGGTGTCGCGAACCACTTGCTCTGCAATCGCGAGATCCCAATCCGCACCCGTGGTCTGCTTCCACGAGTAGTTCCCGAAGTGGGTGTCACTGACAACCAGCACTTGCCAGAGGCCCGGCTTCGGTTTGCCGTGCCCCTTGCTCGCCGGCCGCCGAATCTCACGGGTCGCTGCCCCGATCATCGACTCGACTGCCTCGGCGATCCCCGGCCCGGCTTTCGGTCGCAGCCGCACGAACACGCGATGCAACTCGGTCACGACCGGCTCGCCCGTCTCGCGATCGGCGGTCAGTCCCTCCCACTTCGTCGCCTCACTGACGGCGACCTCAAAGCGGCTCATGTCCGCTTCGATGTGCCGCAGCAAATCATCGACGGTGCGGATGCGATCCGAGACGCTGCGGGCCTCCATGCCCTCGGGCGTCTGCCGCTGCGTCACCTCTTCGATCGTGACCTTGCCACCGTTCGCATCGGCGGCGATCTGCTTCACGATCTTTTCAGTTCGCCCAGCCATTCGCGTACTCCATACGGACCGATGTGGATGCCGTGCTCACGCAACCGCTGGGATGCACTCACCGAGACCGCCCGAGCCGAATGACCGAGCTCGCCAGCAAGCCACGCGGACGCTATCGCATTGAGCAACTCCTTCTGCTCGGGCGTCACACGCTGATGCCACAACTGACTTTTCTTGAGGCTCGCAGGGATGCCCGCCTTGATCTGGGCAACAATGTCACTCACGCGGCACCTCCTTCACGTTCAGCATCGTGAGCACCCGCCGCTGCACGCGGGCAAGCTCAGTGACTGCCTCCTCTGAGACAGTCGGCCCGAGAACCGCATGGCCGATCTCGTGAAGAATGGTCTCAAGACGCTGGGAGCCCTTGAGCCGCTCATCTATCAAGATCCTGGGGCTCGTGGCGTTGTCGAAGAACGTCCACCCCATCGCGTCGCCACGCAGCCGCGTAAACCGCAGCAACCAGCGGCGACCGTCGATCGTGATGTGGTGATCTTCCGCCACGGCTCGCCCTCTCGGTCGCAGTGTGGCAGGAGTGTCAACCGATCCCGAACTTGCGGCCCAGCCGATTGAGTGCCTCGGCACGCTTCTTACATCCGCAATCCTTCACGCCGAGAACCTTGCTCACCCGCTCGGGCGTGATGCCGATGGCAGAGAGCCCGGCCGATACCATGTCGCCTAGGCCAGGGCGGGCGGGCGGTGCGTCCGCGAAACGCTGCCGCAACAGTTCGAGCAGATCATTCTTGGCGGCAGCCTCGGGTACGTTCGGTCGGTACATTTTGTCGAGATGCAGGAAGTGCCGGCCCAGCACCTTGGCATTCGCTCGCAGGGCAGGCTCGCAGAGATCCGCCGGCAGCCAGTCGGGGCAGCCACCATCCCGCACGAACCGCTGCGGAACCAATGCAATCGGTGCTCCCCGGCGGCCACGAGCCAAATAGAACGACGGCCACGGGTTGTTAGGCGAGCCCTCGGCATAGAGCAGTTCGCCTGGGTAGTCGTCGACGCTCCACGGCAGTACAGGGATCATGTCCTCCTCAATGAAGAGGCGGATGCCTGCACCGGGCAAAACGGTACGAATGATCCACGGGCCGGCGGCGGCACCCGCATGATGGATCGGAAAGGTCCGGTCGCAGCCGACAGGCGGCTCCATTTGGTATGCCGCGAACGTCTCGTGACGATCCAACAGCGTGGCTCGGACGGCGGCACACCAAACTGCGGCCACTTCGCTGCGTCGCTCAGTAGCGGTGTAGACGTTCACGCCACCTCGCCTGATACCGTGGCACTGCAAAAACCGAGGCACTGAAGATCGACGGCACCAACATCCGGGCAGCCGCCTGCATCTTTTGCTTGAAACGCCTGGAAGGTCTCCCCGTTCAAGATGCCGCCAGACTGATAGCAGACGCCGACGCCGAAATCCCAGCCGCACTCGTTGTTAGGGCCAACCTCCCCGCACGCAACGGCGAGAGTGATTTCTATGTAGTCACCAGAGTCATCATCCTTCTCAAATCGACCAACTGCTGTACCGGAGATGGCGGCACTGGCATTCACCGTCATGCCTCCGATTGACGCTTCCACGTCAAATGTGATTCCGCTGCAAAGGTCAGGACAGATGCACTGCTCGCAGCAACACTCCTGCTCGGTGCCTAACTTGCCGTCGCGAACCAGCAACGCGTTGTTGGATACCGTGAGCCCCATAGCGTTACGTCGTGGCCGTGGCGCACGTGGTAATCGAAATCGTGAAGACGCTCGTGTGATTGGTGGATACCGCACCAACCATCATTGTGTGGAACTCCAAGGCAGAGGTCGTGAGCGTCGCAGCCGTCGCAGCCTGGACCGTATTCCATTGCCAGTTGACGAGATACCACGCAGAACCGTCACGAGCGATCGCACACTTGCGATTCACCGACTCTGGAAGATCAATGAGGAGGTTCGTCGCAAGGACCGTCACCTCATTCGGTCGGCTGACCACTGTCACGACCTTGGGTTCATTGATGGGCCATGCGCCAGAAAACTGTGCCATTCGCACAGGGGATCGCGTAAAGTCCACGCGGCGAAATGAGAGCGGGGCTTCGTCTCGATTACCGGCCTCGACCTTACGCACCGCGTCCGCGATCCGCTCGGCTGCATCCAGTGTGAAGATAGCCCGCTGCGCCACTGCTCAATCCTCAAGGATCTGGAGCAAGAGCCGAGAGTTCGGTGCCGATGCGGACGCCGCGTAGTTGCCGGGCGCAAGCCGCAGCCATGACGAGTCGCCTGGACGCAGCCTTACTGCATCAAACAGCGTGGTGCCGCTGATGCGACCAAACGAAACAACGGTGGTTCCTGTGGCATCTGTGACGAGCGACTGAGCCAAGCAAAAGCCAAGCGAGCTCGCCGACGCAGTGTTGATCAAGGTTGTGGTCGTGCCCAGATTCAGAGTGACCGACAACAGGCCGACTGTCGACATATCAAATGTCCGCTGCGAGACGAACAGATTCTGCTGCAAGGCATTCTTGCTTACATTCACACTCAGGCTGTACGTGACATCGGGCATGCGAGTCTCCTACGTTGTGCTCAATGGCGGTGGAACTGAGAAGTACTGATTGAAATCGATTGCCCGATAGATTCGCCGCGTGAGGATCGCAGGCGTTCCGAATGTCTGGTTGCCGCTGCCATCAAGACCCATCGGCACCGGGCTCGGTATCCACTCGGCGTTCTCGAAGTCAAACGTCATCGCCCGCCGCTTCTGACCGCCAGCCAGATAGTTGAAACCTACATCCGGCAGCAACAGGTTCCAGCCGCCCTGCCGGTACATGAGCGTGGTAGAGATTTCCCAGAAACGCACAACTGCCTTCGCGACGCCGCCACCGTCGGCAGGAACCGTGATTTCCTCATACTTCAAGGTGGCTGAAACGCCTTGGCACTTCCAGTGATGAGCCGGCGCGCCGAGCCAAGGCGATGAGTTGATGACGTTCGTAAGTGCCGCTGCCTGCGTAGCGGGGAACTGAATCCGGTTGCCAGTGACAGTGACTCGCGTCTGAGCCTCATCGACCAGAAGATTCTCAAAATAGTCGTAAGCCGAGTTTGTGAGCGGCTTCTGCGTGACGTTGCTGTTTGCGTCGTAATAGTACAACGCTGGCACCGCAACCCCTTGCGTCTCGAACGTCCAGATATCTGGGCGCAAGAGCGGATTGGGATCGAATGTCGGATCGACCTCGGGGTCGGGCTCGGCGTCACTAAAAGCCGACCCGTACTGACAGATCACCTCAACATGAAACCGATTGCCGTCGAGAGCCTCGTTGAACTCAATCTGCGTGCAGGATGCCCCAGTAAACTCAGGATGGTCTGAGCCAACCGAAACGCCGACCGCTTGCTGACATTCAGCGAAGGTCGTCGTGGTCGGATTGCTCACCACGCAGACGAATCTGCGACTGAGGTCAGGAATGCCGCCGAGCTTCAAGGTGCCGCTTCGTGGCAGTTCGTGATGCGAAACCACACTCATGGCGTATTCCCCAGGAATGAAACTGTCGTTGCCACGCCTTGCTGGAGATAGCCGAGAGCCTCCGGTATCAGACGCTCCGAGAGGGCTCGCAGGAGCTTCAGTTGCTCCTTCTGCACTCGCAGTTGCTCTGCTACGCGAGGATCAAACGCATTCGCGGCCGTAGCCAGAAACGCCTGAGCTCCCTGCGTAGTTCTGATGTCACCGCCGGAGATGGTCTGCTGGCCGACCGAGTTGAGTTGACGAATGATCGACGCCTGCCGCTCGAACTCAGCCTGCTGCTGCTTGGCTCGCTCCTCGAAGGCTTGACGCTGTGCCTCCAGTGCCTGCTGGGCCTGCTGCTGCTGCTGCTGGGCGTATTGCTCGGCCTGCCGTTGCTGATCGGCTGCCGAGCGTTCCTGTTGCTGCGCGATGTCGGCGAGTTGTTTTTGCTCTTGCTCCCGCTGGGCCGCCCTCCCATCGGCGATCTCCCGCTCCTTGTCGGCGACTTGCTCCACCAGTTGCAGGCGTTGCCGCCCGGCTTCAGCCGCCGCAACATCTCCAGCGGCCTTCGCGGCTGCGATTTCTTGATTGATCCGCAGCACTTCCTGCTCAATCGCCGCTACGTTCTGGGCCGCCGTCAGCCTCGCTTGATCGCCGCCGAACTGCTGAAGGGCAAGCTGCTGGTCGATGAACTGCGAAACTCGCTGACGCTCGGCAGCAACCTGACGCTCGACTTCCTGCTCTGCGGCAAGCCTCCGCTGTCGAGCCTCTGCCTCTAGCCTCTCCCGTTGGGCTACCGCCTCGGCAGCCGCCTGGGCTTCCGCCTGCCGCTGCGCTAAGGCACCAGTAGCAATGTCCGATTCGCGAGCAGCTACTTGATCGAGCACCGCCAGCCTGCTGGTCAACGCATCAACTGTCGCACGGTCTCCATTTGCTCGGGCCTCACGTATCCGCAACTCGACCCGCTCGAACTCATCGTTGATCCGCAGGAGATTTTCGGCCGCCTGGGCGCGACCCGAGTCACCCGCGAACTGCTGCTGAACACGCACCGCTTCTAAGTTAGAGTCGATGATTCGCTGCACCGCGTCGGCTTCAGCTTGGGCACGACGATCTGCTTCCTCGGCCAGCCGGCGGTTTTCATCGGCGACGCGTCGGGCAACGTCAATCTGTTTCTCAAACTCTGCCGTAGCGTTCGCGACGCCACGCGAGTACTGCTCGGCGTTGAGCTCCCCGGCATCGGCTTGCTCTTGAAGGTCAGCGAGAGCCTCTTGAAACTTCAAGGCAGCATCGAACCCGGCCTGACCGAACTCTCCAGCCTTGGCGATTGCGCCGTCTAATCCCTTCTGAGAGTCGGCGAATGCCTTGCCCAGTGCCGTGACTTCTTCTGTCGTGCGAGCCACCGCATCGGCAGTTTGCTGCGTAACGGTCGCCGCCTCTTCCGCCGTTGAAAAGAATGACCGAAAAAAGCCGACGGTGCCATTCACGGCGTCGCCGAATGCCCCGAAAACTGAGCCGATTGTGCTGAGAACTGGCCCGAGCACAGTGCCGATCGCTTGGGCTACTGCGGTGACGATGTTGATGAGACCGCTGAATGCTTTTGCAACACCTTCAATCAAGCCAACAAACGGCAAGAGCACCGACTGACCAAGCCCCTTGACGGCGACGCCGACTTGATCAAACGCGGCCCCTAGGCTGTCGATGTTGCCGCGATCCGTTTCACTGAGTGCAGCCCCAAAACGCTGCATATCGTTGGCCGCGCCGCCTATGTTGTTGAAGAACGGAATGAGATCCGCCCCCGCCCGGCCGAAAAGTGCCGTCGCCGTGGCAGTGCGTCGGGCAGGGTCTTCAATACCCGCGATCGCCTGACCGATTCGCTGATACTGTTGATCTGGCGAGAGTGCCTGAAGTTCTTCGACCGTGACGCCAATCTGCGAGAGAGCCTTCTGTGCCGCCTTGCTTTCCTCATCCACACCAAGCACTGACTTCTGAAGCCGGCCGAACGCGGCACTCACCGCGTCGATGCTTGTGCCACTGCGGTTCGCAGCCTCCTCCAGCGTCTGGATGAACTCGAACGAGACGCCGAGTTTGTCGGCGGTATTACCGAGCTTCTCGACCCGATCCTCTAGGGCCAGAAGACCACGCACGACTGATGATGCCCCTGCCCCGAGGGCGGCGATACCAGCCAAGGCGGCTGTTGTTGGCGTGATGAGGGACGTGAAGGATGTCGCCAGATTGCCAACACCAGACCGTAGCCCACCTGCGAAGATTCGCGACAATCCCTCGCTCGCACTCGCGATGCCCGAAATCCGCCCCGCGATGTTGCCCAGTGGGCCGGGCAGCACAGCGAACACACCGGAGAGCTCGTTGAACTTGATTGCGGTATTGTCGGCCGCAGTCTCGATCTCTTTCTGCTGCACCGCGAGACCGCGAGCCGCACGCTCGGCGTCAGTGAGCCCCTTGGCAGCGTTCTCCGTTGCCCGGCCGTAAGTCTCCAGCGAGATGCGTCCCGCGTTCACCTGCTCGTTTAGTTCCGCCTGGGCACGATCGAATCGCTCAAGCGGCGAAAGATTCGCCTCGGTAATGCGGGCCGCACGCTCAAACGCTGCGGCTTCATTGTTGACTGCCTCGGTCAGCCGCTCAAAGCCGGCCGCAAACTGCGTTGCTGCTCCCGGCCCGCCATCGCGGAGCGTATTGATGAGACCTTGGGCTTCCTTCTCAAACCGAGCCTGAGCCGCTGCCGCCGCTTCACTGCCGCCCGAGAACTTGGCGAACTGCCCGGTGAGCTTGTCTGCCTGATCGCCGAGACCGACCAGTGCGCGCTGCACCGGGTCCAGCTTGAGCCCGCTGGCGTCAGCCGTAACCCGTAACGCCAGTGAGAGGATGTTAGCCATCGCCGAGTTCCTGCCGCAACTTCATCAACGCCGCGTAGTCCTGCTCTGGGTGACTCGGTGGCCTGACGAGCGGCACAAAATCCGACGGCTTTGGCACCGCCCCTTCTTTTGAATAAGGAGCGAGGATCGATGACACGACAAGTCCGGTCTGCTGCCACGGGTCCGGCAGTGCTTGGAAGTATCTCGTGTAGGCGATCCACTCGGTCAACTCTCGCGAATCCATGCGTGAGCACAGTTCACGAACCGTCATCCCGAGATGCCCCGCCAAGGCAAACAGAAACCTGCGCCCTGGTGAGACGTTTAGGATTTTCCCAACTGCTCGACATCACCCTCCGTCATGTTGTTGTGCCGCATGGCAACGTCAAACAGCCGGGCCATCACGCTGCCACTCTTGTTCGCGAGTGCCGATACCTGATCGCGAGTGAACAGCAACTTGCCTTGCTCGTCGCACAGCACCCGAGCCAGATACTCAGTCCGAAAGTTCTCGATGCCCGTTTCACGCTTGCCCATCCAGAGCCGCTCGTAGGAGTCCCGCTCGCCCACGCTCATCACGCGACAGTAGACGCACGGCTCTTCGTCGCCTGCCTTCCACTCCTTCGGCCGCCATTCGGGCACGACAACCTTGTGCAGTCCGGTGTCATCAGCAGCGAGAATCTGTTCCGCAGTCAGTGCCATCATTCCTCTCCTGAGTCTTCGGGATCACGCACCCGTAGTACTCATCACCCTAAGCGTGTACGCAAACCTCACCGCGTCGTTCGCCTCTGCCTCTGCGGTCCTACCTTGCAGAACGCAGTCGCGGTCAAACAGGAGGGCAGTCGATGCGCCGGCCGGTGCCACGATTCGCAGGCGGCGACGCACGCCGTAGTCGGACGATGGCACGGTCGCCGTCGAGAACGAGAAAATCTCGACGGTCCCGCCTTCCGACGAGAACGTGCCGTCGCGACTGAGCGGAAGCTCACCACCCTGCGTCGCTGAAAACTGGCTCACCTCTAGGAGTGTTGATGCACCCCAGGTGAAGGTCATGCCCTGAGCAGGGATCGCCATCGTGGCCCCCTATTGTCAGGTCAAAGACCCCGTACGCACGAGAGTGAGAACACCCTGCCCACGAACCGCATCATTGGTCGCGAGCGTCAGCGTCGAACTGGCAACCGTCGCGAAGAACGCCGTGCCGCCAGCCCCGACTGCACCGATCAAAGCCGTACCGCCGATCGCGATGTAGACCGTAGCGGTCGAGCCGTCGAGCAGAATGCTCCTGCCGATGTAGTCGAACGTGATCTGCCGACCAGATCCCCCATCGTCAGCGGGCACGACCAGGGGCGTGCTGAGGGTCGCGGCCAGTTCGCCAGAAGACTGCCCGAGGTGCGCGACGTTGATCGTGGAGTCTGCCCCGGCCGCCGGATTCGTGTTCGAGATCACGATATTCGTGACCGTGTACGCAGCCGCGCCGAACCGCAGAATCGTCCCAGATCCATCGTGTGGGGTGGGGAATGACACGGGCTATATCTCCTGCCAGAGAATGGTGTAGGTCTGCGTCACGCTGTAAACGGCGGGTAACTCGCCACCGGCCAACTGTACGAACCCGTCGCTCTCATTGAGCAGCGACACGTTGCGAACCGAAATCCAGTTTCCCAAGGCACCGTTGAAACCATCCAGTGTCTGGCGGCAGCGGTCAGCGAGCTCCCTTACTGCCTCATACGTCGTGGCGTACAT